CTACGCATCGTTGACTTCATCGACGTTGATGAGGCATGCGATTGGTTCCATGAAGAGGTAACCGAGGGGGCCGCCGCATGAGCGCCCCCGAGTGTGCTTACTGCAATGAACTCATCTGGCATAGCCGTGTCTGGTCACCGGACTGCCTGCCTGATGACATCCCTCTTAACTGGTGGGGCAAGGATGAAACCTCATACCACCCTTCCTGCTGGGAAACCATCATCCATGAGGCGAGGCAGGAGCTGGCCCTCAAGCATGGTGATGGCTGATGCGCTGGACCTATCGCAAGGCACTCAACAAGGGCTTTACCCCCTGCTGGTACGCAACTGACCACGGCTCCCGCATTGCGTGGGTCGAGAAGACAGGAAGCAAGTGGATGTGGATTCGCTTTGCTTCCGACAATATCCGTAAGCGCCTGCCCCTTAGCGAGCAACGCTACATGACTCCCCTTAAATCCAAGCGAGGCTGAGATGTACACGATTGAGAAAGACATTCCCTACAAGCAGACCATATCTGCCTGCAAGTACCCAGAGCTACGTCAGCTCTGCAATGAGATGCAGGTCGGTGACTCCGTTGTTGTTGCCACTGTCAAAGAGGCCACTGCCCTTCAGATGTACATGCACCGGAGGCACATTCGCACCTGTGCTGACGGAGAGTACGGCCTTCAGATCAGCAGGCGCAAGCGTGTTGCTGATGACATGGGTAACACCCAAGGCTACCGGGTCTGGAGACTCGCATGAAACGCGAGACTGTTGACCAGTATCTTGCCCGTGGTGGACAGATCACAGTCATTGAGACTGGTCTGTCTGGCAAAGACATGTCCTCCCGCTATGACAGGAAGAAAGGGAGAGGCGTGAACATCACACTCAAAAAGGAGAGGCGGCATGCAGTTAATAACCCTGCCAACTCTTGAGGAGTACTACTCACACGCTGGTGCTTTATTAGCCAGCAACGTGAGATTCATCGGCACTACTGCCAACTTAACCCTAGTTATCTACAAGGAGATTGACCATGGATAACCTATCAAATACCGACACTCATTCTGACCGTTACTTGGATGCCATTGAGCGTCACGTTCCTATCCCCTCAGCTCAGCGGGATCGTGCTTCGTGGTCCAAGGTAGTTAATGCCATGGCTGTTGGTGATTCGATCATGTTCCCCAACCAGCGTGAGGCTCAAAACTTTGCCGCTGCCCTTCGTAATTACGGATACCGCAGTGTCATCCGCACCCAGAAATCAAGTGCGGTCAGAGTCTGGAAGATGGATAAGCGTCCATGCTGATATAATCTCTCCGCCCAACGCTTCTTTGTAGGCGTGTGACCCGGTTGCCAGCGTCCCGGGGGGCAAATCGCTGGACCCACTACTCTTGTCGGATGGCACACAGTCGCTATCCCCAACACCCTACTCCCTATTCAGCCTAGCTCCCCCTGCCGCAACCACCTACCCGGCAGAATGTTAGCACCCAACTAACCTACAATATTACCTTGTACTCTCCAGTACTCGGTGATAACGTAGCCTATGCAGTACTACAACAAGGAGTGAGTAATGAGCAAGAAAGACGATGGCGTAGTCAACATTCACGGTAAGACTTACCTGACTGTAGCTCGCCGCATTAATGATTTCCGTGCCGCACACGCTGACTACGGTGTACACACTGAGATCCTATCCATTGATGAGAACACGGTGGTATGCCGTGCCATCATCACTGATGCTGACGGACGCCAACTGTCCTCCGGCATTGCTGAGGAGCATCGCCGTGCTTCTAAGATCAACCAGACCAGTGCCACAGAAAACTGTGAAACCTCTGCTGTTGGCAGGGCGCTCGCCTTCCTTGGCATGGCTGGTACTGAGATCGCTAGTGCCGATGAGGTAGCTGGTGCTATCGCTCAACAGAATGGCGGCGGTGAGGAGATGGACTTCCTTGTGTCACACGCGAACGCTGTGCGTGAGAACCTTGAGGAGATTTACCAGATCAAAGCCGCTATCGCTAACGATGACATCATGACTGCCGCTGGTTACTACGCAGACATGGACAGGGATACCGTCACCGCCCTGTGGAGAGCGCCCTCTAAGGGTGGGATCTGGACTACTGCTGAGCGCAAGCTCATGCAGGCAGATGGTGACTTAGCCAAGTGTATTAAGAAGATGAAGGAGGACGCCGCATGAGCGACAACAACCAGTACGACAACACGCTCGTTCTGTTTAAGAATGAGAAATACGAGCAGGGAGGCAAGCACCCCATGTACAAGGGGAACGCTACCTTCCAAGGCACCAAGCTGAACTGCTCTGTCTGGCTCAAGGAAGCCAACGGTGAGGGCAAGCTAGAGAAAGGCACCAAGTTTTTCTCTGGTACCTTTGACGATTGGAAGCCAGAGGGTTCGTATCAAAACAACAAGGGTTCGGGGAAAGCGGACGAAGCTCCGTGGTCGGGCGATCAATCTAAAGGCGACGACGACATCCCCTTCTAAGCACTCACTCCTAAGAAGTGCGTTTGATTTTGCGGGGTTCCGGCCCCGCCTTTTTTTATGAGGAGTACCCATGTCCATCACGGAAAAGTTTGTACCACATGAGGAACTGCTGGAGCTGTTTGGTGTAGAGCGCAATGCTACGCTGATGAGGATGCTTGACCGCAACAACATTAGCTACATGACTAACTATAAGAAGCGCCCCCTCGTTCTCCGCAGTGACATCGAAGCCTTCAACCAGAAGACACCTGAATCAGAGGATGCCCCAACTACCACCGGGCCTATCCTTGAGTGGGAGGATTGATCATGCCACTAGACGCTACCGAACTCACATGCCTACAAGCTGTCCTCAAACACCAGATGGATGAGCTTGAGCGCGACCCCGATCTCTATAAGAACTTCTCTGCCCTATTCACCTTTGAGACTTTGCGCTGTATTGAGTCCAAGCTGAACGGCTACATCGTGTCGGGGGACTGGCTCAATGGATAATGTCGGCAGAGATGATGTCCTCCACGCCCTGAAATACTGCTATGAGTTTTACCGCAAACCCTTTGAGGACATAGACAAGCAGGTATGGGGCGGCATGATCCGTGACCACAACTACTCCTCCTTTCAGTGGAAGGAAGAGATCAGGAACTACATGGGCCGTGGCACCTTCTGCCCCAAGCCCAAAGAAATCCTTGGTGCGCTGGCTGAGAACCACGAACGCAAGGTCCACAAGGAGAGTCTCCAGATTGAGGAGATGGTTGATGACTGCCCACCTGAGATTCGCAAGGCGTGGTCCCATTGGATTCCTGTCTTCCACGGTCAAGCCCTACCCTTTGACAGCACCAATGAAGAAGCTGATGAGGGGCTGATTGAAGCATGGCTACTGCTGGTTAATGAGGAAGCCAAGCGGGTTAACTCCCCTGAGTCCATACCAGATGACTTCAAGATGAAGGAGATATGGGGTGCCTGAAGGACAAACGTGGACAGTCAGCGACAAGAACACCCAAGACTTCTTCATTGCCTACATCAAAGATCAGGTGGAGCAGGGTGTTGTTCGCGTGTACACCATTCAGAAAGCAGATAGGACGTTCAAGCAGAACAATGCACTGCACCTGTTGTTTACTCGTTTAGCTGATGGCCTTAACGATGCTGGATTTGGCATACCACATCCTATGAACAGCGAGATGGAGATGCCCTATTCGCAAGAGAGCGTAAAGACACTGCTGTGGACACCCATCATTCAGTCTATCTACAGCACCACACGCTCATCCCACCTAGATACTGAGCAACTAAGCCACGCCGCCGAAGTAATGATCGACGCTGTGAACCTATCCACCGGGGTTTATATCCCCTTCCCATCCCATAGCCTCTAGGAGTCCCTGTATGGCCCGTCAGCGAAAGAAGTGGATTGACCTATACCCTGAGTTGGCAAAGGACTCAGAGGCTCTCATCAGCATTGTGCTGGTCATGCTGGCTGTGGTGCTACTGGAGTGCAGTACCTATGTATGAGCTGGAGTGGGCCATCTTCATGACCGTCTTCCAGTTTGTGTTTGTTGGCTGGTGGCTGAGACATCAATGGATTAACAGGAGTAGTAACAATGGCCGTTAAACGTGAGGCTTGTGACAACTGGTTCAGCAAGTGTGTGCGTCACAGAGATCAGCACCGCTGTCAGTATTGTTTTAACGAGGGTACAGATTGCGCGCACATATACGGGCGAGCAAAGAAGTCAGTCAGGTGGTCAATGGATAACGCTGTGACCCTGTGCCGATACCACCACCAGTGGTTTGGTTCTAACCCGGTGGCCTTCACCGATTGGCTGACCAAGATTTATGGCGAGGGTCACATGGACATCCTCCGTGAGAAAGCCAACGCCACCCTCAAGACCAACAAGCTACTGCGGAAAGAGATCAGCGATCACTACCGGGCTGAGTTCCGCATGGCTGAAGCCGACCCCAAGTACGACATAGTGAGTTACAACTAATGAACAGAAGCGAAGAGATTGCACAGCAGTGCGCCGATTACCACGCCAAACACCCCGAGGTATGGGATATGTTTGTGGACTTCACCCTACAGATGGTGAGGAGAGGCTTTCATAACTACAGTATCAAGGCCATCTTTGAGCGGATCAGGTGGGAGAAAGACGCAGGCGGTGATGGGGAAACCCAGTTCAAGATCAACAACAACTACGCCCCGTACTACGCTCGCCGCTTTATGAAGATGTACCCTGCACACGATGGGTTCTTTCGTACACGCAAGCTAACAACGGAGGACAAGCCAGCTACGCACCTACCAGAGCTGACGCCTGCCCACTTCAACTAATGTTCCACGTGGAACGTCACTTGCGCTTGGGGCCGTAGCCTCTCCCCTTACCATAGCTAGACTTGGCCTTACTCTTACCGTCACGCCGGGTGGTATCCCATGCCCCACCCTTGGGTGGTGTGATGTTCCGGTGGGTTGCAACGATCTTATCCCCGCCCCGCTTCTTCTTGGCCCTTGCCTCAGACGCAGAGTTAGCAATGATCCCAGTGTTGCGGCCTTCAAAGAAGTACCTGTTAGCCATTAGCGTTGTTCTCCCGGTCTGATGGTAGCCTCAAGGTTAGCCAGTGGGTCAGGTATGAGGCCAGTGTTCTCCTCTACGTTCTGCAAGGCGTTGAGTGGCTGACGCAGTGTTGGCACCTCATCAATGATCTCTGTCCTAAACTGCTTAGTGGGGTCAGTAGCTCCCTGATACATTGACTTGCCTATGTCCATGATCCTGCTAGCTGGTAGCGGGAACAGGGACTCAGCAATCACAGGGATAGGGCCGGACTCCATGAGCCTGCCATACTGGTAGTCATTCAAACCAACCGTGTTCAGTGTCAGGGTAGACAGTACTTGGTCCGCCGCGCTCACTAGGAAGCCGGGGAAGGAAGCCTCACCGTCACCAAACACCCACTGCCTAGCCTCATTCAGCAGGCCAAATGACCCTGCCGCCAGTGCTATGTACCGTGCGAAGTACTTGATTGCCTCATCTGTCCTGCCAGCCGCCATGTGAAACATGATCTCTCTGAGTATCAGAGCCTGCTGTTTGATAGCAAAGCCCCTGAGCGCCCACATAGGACGTAGGTTGGGGTGTCTAGCCCATGCCGCAGGTCGGCCCATACCACTAATCAACTGCTGTTGACCCAGCCCGGCAAAGCCCAGCTCCTCCAGTAGCTCACCAGCCCTGCCGCTGTACTTAGTAAAGTCACCGCCGTGCTTCATCAGCTCCCGGTTAATGATGTCTAGCTCAGCACGGTTGAAGTAGAAGCCCCATGCCTTAGCCAGCTCACCCTTAACAAACTGATCGGACTTCTTCTTCCACTTCCGCTTGCTGTCCTTAGCCGCCAGCTCTGCGGCATTGTTCAGCACAGCCTTGATAGTCCCAGACTTACCCATGTTATCCATGGCGGCAAAGCCAGAGCCTTTCATCAGCCAGTCAGTGCCAGTACGCATAGCGTCAGCGATCATCTGCTCAAGGCCATTACGATCAGGTGAGTAAACATCGATCACCTTGTTCATAAATTCGCCCACGTTCTGGTCAATACCACGGGCGCGTACATCGTACCGGGGCTGGGTAACCCCCTTCAGTGTGTTGCGTAGCCCGTACTTAACGCTGGCAACCATAGGATCGTGCAGGTTTAGGAGCGCAGACATAGGGCCAGCCAGTGTGGAGGCATAGCCAAAGCTGTTTAGCGCCTGTATCCATGCGGCAGGAGAACGTATCTGGCCTACCAGATTCTCTTTGATGAACGCAGTGCCGCGCTTAGCAAGGTCAGGGTCAAGGCCCATGTCGATAACGTGCTGTTCCATGGTGGCAAAGTAGTCATCAGCAGTCTTCATGTTCTTGACTTGGGGCATGTTCATCTTCCGGGCAATCTGAACCAACCGCTCGTTGTTCATAATGCGGCGGAAGTTAGTAGCCAGCACCGGATCATAGTCAGCAGGGTCAACATCCCCGTCCTTGTAGTTACCACGACTGCGGCTCAACATGCCGGGATCGTCAGGCAGGTCCATGTCCCTGTCGAGATTGCCCTTCTCAGCCTTGGCCTTCTTGGATAGCTTGGTACTCAGGTAGCTAGGCAGGCTGTACTTGCGGCCCGTGATCTGCTCAATGTGTGATTGGTTCTTGATGTTGGCCCACTCAATGTGGCGGCGGGTAGCATCAGCCATATCCTGACCCAGCTCCTTCTGTACAAAGGCAACAACCTCATCAAGGCTAGACTCACCCTTGGCGTAGTCCAGCAGTAGCCCGTGAAACTTCTGGTTACTCTCCTCTAGGTCCAGCACCTTAGCGACAGGATCAACGAACTCGGTTATCTCTCGGGAAAGGAGACGCAAGGCTGTCTCGTCGCCAACCTGAACACGCGCACCCCACTCCGGGCTGAAGTCCACCATCAGTCTGTCACTGATACCCAGCGCCAGATCCTTGTACTTCTCTACTGTCTTGTCCCAGACACCCAGCATTCCCTCTCTGGCCGGGCCTTTCTTAGCCAGCTTGGATTCATTGAAGGTATCTAGGTAGCTGAATGGAGCAGGGCCAGTAGGCATCTTCCCACCCAGCATGGCCTCCATGACCCCATCTTCTTCCGGTGCGAACTTGGCGTTCTGTGCTTCTTGTAGCGCCTTACCGGACTGCCGCCGTATCTCATTAACAACCTCGGCGTTCTCCATGCCAGAGATCATCAGGCTCTCATCAGCGGCAGAGCCTATCTGCATGTTGAAGTCAGGCTTGGCAAACCAATCAATGACCTTACCCATCGTCAGTCCAGCAAGGGTACCGACAACCACCTCGTCAATACGGGAGTCACCCTCCCCGGCACCAAAGCCCCAGAACCCACCCTCTATAGCACCAAGGGTCATGTTGCTGGCTGGTCCAACCTCTGCCTTTGTACTGCGCTCAGCCAATGTGGTCTTGTTAACCGGGAACACCTTGCCGTTGGCATCCTTGATAATTACCTTGCCGTTACCCAGATCGTCAACAACACTGACGTACCGTGGCGTTTCATCGGTGTACTGTCTCAGCTTACCGCTTTGATAGCGTAGCTTTGTCTTGGGAGCGGGCGTATACAAGACACGCTCAAGGGGATCGTCTTGCCCCTTGCGAAGTCTGACTGATTGACCCAGCTTATTAAGCCCCTTTGATCCAGCTTGTAGGGCTTTGTACCCCTGAATACCGGGGATAATTGAGGCCGCTAGCTCTGCTGTCAGAGAAGCATCAGGGTTCATCTCTTTAAATTCGTTCTGCTCAGTGCGGTACTGGGTGCGAGCAAGGTCGTAAGGCATGCCAGTTGTTCTGGCTTTGAGCCTAGCATCTAGCTCGTCGTACAGATTGAAGGTAGCGCCCTCCATTATGGACCGGGTGATCCCCTTGCGGAACTTCTGATCCCGCTCGCTCTTGATCCTCGCGCCCTCAAAGACCGCCTCCATGTTCAGCGGCATATCCAGTTTAGGTATCTCTACGGGGGCGGATCTAACACCAGAGAATCCACCCCAGCCTTGGTTCTTCTCAGCCACAGGCTCAGGGTCTTCCTCAGTAACCTCAGTTGTAGGCTCCTCAACAAGAGCGTTAGGACCGGGGGTGTACTTCTCTACCTCTGGGAGCCTCTGCTCAGCATTAATGATGCTGTCCTGTATAGAGAACAGGGTGCTTTGGATGGCAGACTCTGACTCGTCCGGCGTGAGTTGAACAGTTTGGGCCGGTTCTTCCTCCTTCTTCTGTGGTATGGGGACTTGCCCACGCTGGGTAGGGATTATTTCCTCTAAGTCTGGCGCTGTCTCACGCTTAGGCTCCATTACGCCAGCCTGCATTGCCGCTAATTCAGACTCTATCCTTGGCTCAGATTCCGGCCTGACCCGTGGCTTTGGGGCCGGAGCTGGCTGTTTGGGCTGTGGTATAGGAACCTGACCACGCTGAGTAGGGATGATCTCCGTCAGATCCGGGGCAGTTTCCTTGGGCTTAGGCTTGGGCTGGGGGTTAAGAATCCCGTCCTGTATAGCTTTCAGGGAGCTTTCAATACTTGTCTCTGACTGAGCTGGCTTCTTCTTATCAGTGAAACCAAAGGCAGTCCCCTTGAGGCTGGGCTGAGGAACGGTGACCTTCTCTCTCTTAGGGACGGAGACACCCAGACTAGCCAGCATCCCCTCTCTTTCAATCTCCTTGTTAGCCGTATCAAAGTCAAAGTCACTAGCACCAAGAGGGGTTGACTCGGGGGCATAGTCCTCAATGTTTAGATTGCCTAACTGCTGGGCCTCTACACTGGGCTTGTCCTCTGGGTCATTGAGGTCGGTGTACTCCTCAACCACAGGCTCAGGCTCAGGCTCTTTGACAGGATCTTCGTCAATAACCTTGACTACCTTGTCTGCGTTCTTCTTGAACTCACGGTTAACAACAAACCGGGTGATCAGGTCAGGAGCGCCAGCGTAGTGAACGTCATAGAACAGATCGACACCCGCATCCTCTAGGTCACCAGTCCAAGCGGGGACAATCTCCTCGTCCTTTCCCCTAGCGTGAGTGCCAACAACCAGCAGGATCTGTTGCTGTAGGTCAGTCAGCCTGCGAGGGTCACGGTCATCACCAGCTTTATACTCAGACTCAGCCCATACTGGTAGCTTCTGGTCAACATCCGCTAGCGCGTTCTTATAAGACTGTAGGTAGCTCTTATAAGTGGCGTCAGTGAACTGGTAGTTACCCTTAGCAGTGGTCCCATCCTCGTCACCAACGCGCTCTTTGTTGCTGGTTTGCGTCCCGCCGCTTGACTCAACGTTCTTGACCGAATCAATCCACAGCAGGATGTTGTCCTGTGTCAGGTGGGGGTCAAGTCCCAGCATCTCCAAGGCCCGTACAACAGCAGGGTCATTGAATAGTGGGTTGAGATCCTTTGCCCGTAGCTCGCTAGCCAGTATTTCACGCATGGATTACTTCTTCTTCTCGCCTATGATTAAGTCTTCAAAGTTGAAAGGGATGCCAGCCATAACTCGCGCTTCGATGGTTGCGGCAATCTCATCGCCCACCATCTTCTTAACAGTATCCCACTCGCCGCCGTCCTGAGCGTTCATAATCATACGCATCTGAGGCGTAAGGCGTATGCCTGTCTCTGGATCGCGCTCTAGTCCGCCCTTGTTAGTCATCCACCAGCGGTTGTCAGTGGTAAAGAAATCATACACCTGAGTGAGCTTCTCGTCGTAAACCTCTCTAGCCTGATCCTCAATAACGTCCGTGAACTCCGCTCTGCCGGGATCATCTGCAATCTGCTCTGCCACATACGACTCAACAAACGCAGACTCTCGCTGGTTCATCTGACGGTTAAACTTCTGGATGCCCTGCTTGCGCCTGATGTCTAGGGTGTTGCTGGCCTTGCTCCAAGCGGGATCTGACAGGGTGGGGGCTATATCCTCCATAGCCGAATACAGCTCAGTCACGTTGTTGAAAGTCTCAATGCCGTTGTCAGCCATGTAGCCAGCCAACGCCTTCTGCATTTCAATGTAACGCTCCTGCCCCTTGAGGCTGTCATCCATGAGGCTGTGGAAGCTATTAGCCTCAAACAGACCCTTGGTGTCTTTCATGTTACGGAAGCCAGTGAGCGCCTTAGCCGATGGTATGTCGGTATTACCAATGGCCTTTAGCTGTATAGCGTCACGCTCTTTGATCGCGCCAACAATGCGGCCCGTGATCTCTGCCAGCTCGCCCGGCATCATGGTGTCGCCAGACATAATGCGGTCATACTCCTGTAGGAGCTGAGCTATCTTGGCGTTCTTGACCTCTGGCTCTTCAGCGGCAGGATCTACATACGCCGCCAGACTTGCCTGATTGTAGTAGTAAGGGGTCAGTACCCGCTTGGCATTGGTGGCGGCAAAGACATCTGCCTGCTCCTTTGCAGCTCTCTCTTTATCTAGGAAGCCCACAGCATAAGCCCTGATAGTAGGCTCAATGTTTTCGGGGATCTTAGCGGGGTCAAAGTAACCCCTTTGAACCATGCCCTGCACCAAGCTCTTAGCGTCCTGCTCATACTGCTTGTCCTGTGCAACCCTCTGGGCGGTGTCAACGCTCATCATTGTCTCTTGCAGGCGGTACTCAGCAGTCGCTATCTGCAAAGACTCAACCCTCTCCGCGTAAGGACGCCGGGTTATATCGTAAGCATTCTCCTCAAGCTGGTCTTCCTGTAGCTGGATGGCATTCTCGGCAGACTCTACAGACATCTTCTCTTTCTGAAGATCCCTGTATGCCGCCGCAGTTTCTGGGTCAGCCTCAAGGTAGGCCAGCGCCTTCTCCAGCTTTGGCTTGCGGGGGTCTTCCTCAGACATATCTGAGAGCCAGCCCCTGTACTTATCAATGGCCTCGGCACCCTTCTTGGCCTTTGCAGATACTGCGGTAGGCATTGCTGTACTCAGGGCCGTCAGCTTTGCAGTGACATCCTGCACCAGACCAGAATCACCAGCCGCGATAGCCGCATCTAGCTGTTGCTCAAGAGACTTCCTGTTAAGAGTGAGTGCCGCTGTGTCGCCAGCCCCGGCCAAAGCGTTAGTACTGCTAGAGATTTTGCCTGCCGCGCCTGCAATCTTGGCCCTGTTAGCTTCCTTCTTGTTAGCCGTTTCAGTCTCTCTCTGCTTGTAGCCGAGCGCCATGTACTGCTTGGCCTCGTCATCATAGCCATTACGCTTGGCCCACTGAGAGTAGGCAAGGATGCTCTCAGAGTCATCCATGTCGATAGCTGGAGCCATAGACCGTTTGAAGTTATCGGTATAAATGCTCGCAGTCTTATCGCTAGCGATACCTTCATTGATCTGCTGAAACATCCCCGATAGGTTCGGGGCTACGTTACGTCCTGCCATTGTTTCGCTCCTTAAAGACTGTTGTAGTTAACAGTCAGATAGCCGTGCCTGTCAGTGCCAACAGCAGGGTGGTCGCCCAGCTCTTGAGCAATAACACCCATGCGGACCTGATGGTCAACACCGATTTCTCTGGCCTTGTCATTCCAATCCCATGTGTACAGGCTCAGCCCGTTGTCCTCACCTACCTTCTGGACGTTCTCCTTGAGGCGGATATCAGAGGAGCTAGGATTAGACCAGCCTCCCCCGGTCAGCCCGGTGTACAGCCAATCAAGACCGCCTGCCGCACTGCTAAGCACACCGCCAAGGCCGCTTAGACCAGAGCCATCTGATCCCTGCGAGCCACCAAGGTTGTTTAGGATGGCGCTCATTAGCTGTGCGCGAGACTCGTTTGCTACCTTCTGAGCATTGACGTTGTTGCCCATGCCACCCAATACCATCTGGCTGAGGAAGCCTTTGCCTGTGAGCTGACCCTGCTGAGCCATCTCTGCACCAGTGTTGCCCTGCTGGAGGATCTGCAACTGCATATCCATAGGCAGATAGCTGAGCTTCTCCATGTCCATGCCAATGCCGTACTGGTTCTGGCCCAGCTCTGCGTACTGCTGGCCTAGCTGACCCAAGCCCTGCGCTCTCTGGTTACCGAGCTGACCAAACTGGCTAGCCATCTCACCAAACATGCCGCGCTCTTCTCTAGCAAGGTCCATTGCACTGACGCCTGCCTCTCTGCTGGCCTGCGCTCTGGCCCTAGCCATTGCCGCATCCTCAGCAGTGCCGCCGTACTGTGTGCCTCTAACACCGCCGCGACCCATAGCATACTCTTGAGCCTGCTGATTTGCCTGCTGTCTGTTTAGCTCTGGATTCTGGAGAGCCATGAGTCGGTCATACATCTCCTGCTCACGACCAGAGGGGTCAGCCATAGCTCGATTCATGGCCTGCTGTACATTGGTCCCGGTGTTGTAGTTGCCGTAGGCGCTAATAGCGTTACGGAATGTGTTATCAGCGTTGGTCAGAGTATTGGCACCATTCGTAAGCAGGCCATCACCACCGTTCTGATACAGGCTGTCAGGACCAACGCCAAACGCCATATTGAACTTGCCGTCTGCATTAGTAGAGCCTGTGGTAGAACCTAGCCCGGTGCTGATCCCGTAGCCCTTGAACTGGGAGCCGCTATCAAGGCCGGTGCCTTGCTGGAATGCCCAGTCATTAAGGTAGTTGCCCAGATTCTCCATCCGGTCAGCCGCCGCTAGGCTCTGGTCTATAGAGTAGGCAGAACCTGCCAACCCAAGGGCGTTGTTAATGGCGCTTCCGCCACCGTCATCAAGCCAATTTTGAATGCCGCCAAAAATGCTCATGCTAAATGCTCCTATTAAGCCGTTAATCTGCCGACAGCAGAATTGATGTCAAATTCTTGTAGGGCGTAGCGCCCACCTTGCACCTTGATCTCCAGCCCAACCCTGAATAATTTGCCGGAGCCAAGTGTGTTGATTTTGTAGCCGTTGTAGAAAGAATCACCTTGGTAGTACCAGCCAGCTAGATCAGCATCGCCGTCCTCAGTGAATTGATGAATGTTGTAGCGGGACTCCCCGGTGACTTCGATGTTGAACTCACGGTTCGCCATCATCTTGTCTGAGAAACCCCAGAGCGCATTGGCCGCACCGACAACCTTTTCTCCCATGCAGACAAAGAAGATCGACTTGGGCATTACCGTCTGCATTGACTGACCACCCAGAGCCATAGCCTGACTCTCGTAACGGAATATGAACGGATTGATCTCACCGTCCTCATCATGCTCCGTATAGCCATCGTACTTGAGCAGGCCGCGACCCGGCTTACCGGCCAAGTAAACAACATCACCGCCTTCCATCTTGCATTCGGTGGTGTCGTTCCAGAAGCAGTTAGTCCAGCGGGTGACCTTGAAGCCCCCTGTCTTGGATGGCATGTTCAGGTGGAATACATAGGCCAGTCTTAGGCCACAGCAGAGCATAACTGCTATGGATTTAGACGGTATGTACTCCATCTTTATGCCTGACCAGCGGGGATCTAGCGCAATCTCTTGGGTGATTACCTCTTGGATCTCACGCCGGACGTTAAGGCTGGCTTCCTGTATGGGGTTGGACTTCTCTTGCACAACCCGGCCAATGGTCCTAACGCCAGACTCGTCCACAAACATAACGTCCGTGCCGATGTTGCATATTGCATCCCGGCGAACTAAACCGACATTTGATATTGCGTCCTGTAGCTTAATGCCGTTCTCGCCAGCAGGATCACCGGAGTCAAAGCCAGTGTAAATAAGAATACTGTTGCGACCAAAGACCAGCAGAAGGCCATTGTGAGCGTGGATGTTAACAATGCTGTCAGCCTCGACAGGCCAGTACTCTCGTACATCAATGATTCCCCCGGTGTTGAATGTCTCGCTCTCTGTGTCTGAAGCGTCATACCACTGAGTCTCATCTAGCAGGCTAGAGTAGTGGATCTCATGGTAGTTGTTGTTAACACCAGTAACCCAGAGCCGACCATAGGCAGAGATAGCTATATCACCATCAATGGCGGTGACCTTATTGCCGTCTATATCCTTCACATCAGCATCTACAGGGACAAACTCTTGGTCATTGTCTAGGCGACAGAAGGGCTTGCCCTTGGCGAATAGGAATGCGTTGTCCTTGAAGTCCACTATGTCTGCGGTCTGCAAGTCTTCTACATACCCAACCGGGAGGGTTATATCCCTCAGCTCACCATCAATCTCCATGGCACAGCCGTATGTAGCCTGATCCGTGATCTCTAGGGATCTGCCCCTGTCTACAGGTACGCTCTTTCTGTCACCTGTGGGGATCATGTTGAAGAACTGAACCTCTGTGGTTTGGCCTTCCCTGTACACAAAGATTGGCACCTCTCTGTTAGTGCCGTGTATAGGGTCTACAGAAAGGGCGTGAGTCTTTAACCGGATCAGCTCAGGGTTCAGCTTATCGCTCATGGTCAGGTAATCAGAGAAGGCCATCCTAGTAGTCAGCCTGCCTATCTGATCAACCACACAGTTATCAGCAACCAGAGCAAACTCAGGGTCACTATTGATTGGCGACTGCTCAGTATTCAGCCCCTGATAGCCGGGACTTCTGATCGCCACTTGCTGTACAGGTTGCGCCATTACACTACCGCCCAAGTAATTTCAGTGGGTGAGAGCCTTGCGTCTAAGGCTATTGCGTCAGATATGTACTGCTGAGCCATGTTAAACAGCTCCTGTGCCGTCTGGCCCCCTACCTCTCCACGCTCTCTAGCCGCTAAAGCCAGTGCGTAGTATATAACTGGCTGGTCTGGGAGTCTTAGCTCATCTGTGTCTTGAGCCAGATCAGGAAGATTCCTATGACCCAGCACTGAAATGCCATATACCCCATCAGGTATGGGGTCAAAGCGGAGCATAATATTTCCAGCGTCATCGGTTCCTTCCCAAGCCCAGCGCCACGGTGATCCCTGCCTGCTCCCTATAACAGCCCTGAGATCCCATTGCTCCATGTGTCTGATAGCATCATCCCTGCTGACCTCAGTAATACGCGCCCCATTCCTTGTCTCATCAAGGATATAACCAGCTCTGCCCTCTACCGTGCCAAACTGCCATACGTTCCGTGTGGCATTCCAGCTATGAGCGGACTCTACATGGCGCTTAGCATCGTTTACGAAGTGCTTTACTACGTTGACCACAGGGTCATCCATCGTCCTCACAGTGACCGTCTGAGGCTCTCTGAGGCGGTCTAGCACCCCGTTTACTAGCTGTAAGTAATTCATCGCTTATTCATCTCCGTCCTAATGCCGTCTAGGAATCCCCTGACAGGTCGATTTGTGGGTTTCTTGCCCTTATATCCGGGGCCGGGATCTACAGGAAAGAGGCCACCAAAGGTAGGGTTGTAACCGCCGCCACCACTGCCAAGAAGGAAGCCACCAGCACTATTGCCACCACCGTTGCCATCTCCAATGCCATCTCCATCCCCATCTCCATCTCCATCACCGGTACCGTCACCATCTCCAGTACCGTCACCACCGCCAGTGTCTCCAGCAACACAGTTGCCAGTAGCGTCAATGGTTCCAGCCTGTCCGTTCTGAAGGGTGCAAGACCCGCCTACGCCCACAGCTATACAAGTGCCTGTCTCATCAACGACCCCTGACTCGCCATTCCTAAGCACACAGGCATCTCCGGGCTGGACGCCGCCATTATCTACGTCATCGCCACCGTCATCATCACCGTCACTGTCATCGTCAGTATCGCCGTCATCGCTACTGCCGTCATCGTCATCGCCACCTCCGGTATCATCACTGCCACCGCAGAACCTATCCCAAGCCTGAGTCTCAAATGTGTACTCACCATTAGGACCGAGAGGGCGCTCCATGTCGCAATAGCCTTCATCTCCGGGCTGAAGCGTGGTGTCAGTGCCATCATCGCCACCACCATCATCACCGCCACCGTCATCACCGCCGCCGCAGTATCTATCCCACGCTTGAGTTTCAAAGGTGTACTCACCGTTTGGCCCTGTCGGACGTTCCATGTCGCAGTAGCCTTCATCCCCCGGCTGTAGGGTGGTATCACCGCCGTTATCGTCGCCACCGTTACTGTCGCCACCACCTACGTCCTCAAACGCTACGCACACCCCATCGGGGTACTCAAACCCAGAGGGGCAGGAGAATGAAGGCATCTGTGTAGTGCGGTCAGGAGCAGTACATACGCCGTCCTTTATAGTCCCCGTAGAACCATCAGACAGAGTGCATTCATCGCCCTCGCTAGGCGTAGTACCAGTGTCCGTGGTGTCATCGCTATCATCGCTATCATCATCGCTGTCATCATCATCATCGCTGTCCGAATCATCGTCATCATCGTCGCCTGCGGCTGAGGCATCAATAGATGGCGTGATGTCACAGACAACAGCGCCAGAGGTGGGGCTTTCAACGTATACCCCATCGTATGAGCCTATAGCACAAGGATCACCAACGGCGGTGTCATTGAGATTGTCCTCAATCTCATTGCGGCTTTCTAGGATGTCTTGATATATCTGTGAAGGTGAGTCACCCAGATCCAGCAGGCGCTCAGCAAATGCCCTCTCCTCATCTGTCAGGTCAGGGATCTCATCCATCCAAGCCTCAAACTCTTTGGCTGTGCCATCATAGTAATCCAGCTCATCCTCATACCGCTTGATCTCTTGGCCTGTGTCCTTGTTCCGCCAGACAAAGTAACGGCGGGGATTGGTGGGGTCAGAGCGATCCATGAACGTCCCGCCGTTCTCCCAGACACCGTTCTCATCAAGTAGTTTTACATCCCCGTTATAGATGACCAGCTCAGGGGCGCTCTCATACATGGTGTCGATAACGTCTTCACTGTAGATCCCGCTGTAGTCATCCCGCGCCTGAATGGTCTTCAAGTCTTCAAGGGTGTAACCCTTAGAGAGCCACTCATCCAGCATTGCCTGACTGTACTCAGAACCAGTTAGACCGCTATTCAGAGCGTTTTCCTTAGCTTCGTTCCATGCTTCCATAGCGGCGTCAGACTGACTAATAGCTGTAGAAGACAGGCCACCACTACCACCGCCCGGATTGTCGTAGGCGTTAAAGACGATCCAGTTAGCGCCAGCATTTGGATTAGGCTTGAGATCCTCACGCAAGTCACCATCACGAATGACAGTGCCGCTCTGTTCGTGAATGATGTTTCCGTACTGGTTCAGTATGTAGCCGGGAGGAAGGAAGTCCGCGTTGGTAATAACGTACTGACCGGGGTTTTCCTGATCTCCTAACGCCGTGTACCCGCCCTGATCTTGGTTAACGGCTTCGTTAATTAAATTGATAATCAGGTTGGGGTTGGCGTTAATGGCATCTTCGTATGCCTGTGCCGCTGGACCTGACCACGTTCCGCTACTTACGGCTGAGCTAATGCCTGCCGCCGTAGCCAGCCCGTTACTGGTAAGTACGGCCTCAAACACTCTCTCTAGCGCCGTGACAGTAGTTGAGTTAAGCAGGCCAAGATAGGTGGCCCCCTGACTGCCCAATCCAAGGGCCGCAGACCCGCTACCCAATGCCCTAATACCCTGACCAACAATGTCCCTAAATGCGTTCATGCCACTGTTAAGAGCGCCAGCAAGAGAGTTAGTGGCGGCGTATTGGCTGACAACACCACCAATCCCTGCTGTCAGGGCAGAGATCACTGCTGATTTAAGTACTGATTTAGCAAACGCGCTAAAGTCAAAGCCGTCATCAACCTTGGTGACTTTCTGATAGGCCGATCCGGTCCACTGGAACCTGTCCCCATCATTGTTGTAGATGGTGGGCTGTATGCCGTATAGCTGTAGCGTCTTCTCATGGCGCTTCAACCATTGCGTGTATGCGTATTTGCGAGCCTGCCCTTGGTCTGCGGCTATCTGCCTGCGTAACTCCTCCCTCTCTCCGGGCGCCCACGCAATGTCCTCATACTGCTGGGCAAGCCACTTCCTGCTCCCCGGCTGATAGGTCATCTCTGCATTCCACCAGTCAGCATCTTCCAGCATCGGGCGGGTTTCTACTAAGTAGCTCTTCCAAGCCTCAATGGTGCCAAACTGATCTTGTATCTGCCCTGAATCCCGCCACATCTGCTGTAGCTCAGAGGCCGTGACCTCTTCCGGGGGCTTCTGATTGCTGGTTATGCCAGACGCAAATGGATTCCTAGCCCCGCCCTTAGTGTTAAACGGCAGAACCAGAAACGTATCAGGCTCCTCTGTATTGCTTGGCTCGTAGTCAGGCAGGCCACCGGGGAAATTAAAGTACGAGCTAGCGTCCGCTGTTAGCGGATTAGCAAAGTCCTCGGCTAAGAGGGGATTACCAAAGGGATCATTCATCTGCCACCTAGCCCCATGCCTCTAACAAGAGCCAGATAGTCAGGGTTAAACAGGCCATTGGCTGTTAGGCCCGGTGCGCCCTGCTGTGCCACCTGTATCTCTTGTTTAGTGTTTTGTGTCCTGCCATTTTCCGCCGCCTGTACAGCAAGCTGATCTAGCACGTTCTGCCTAGCGTTGCTGTAGTAGGGGCTTTGTATATCCCCGCCATCCCTGCCCAATATGTCCTGTGCAGTAAACATCCCGTTAAAGAACATGGACTCATCGGGTGTGTACAGTGTCTCAGGCTCAGGCTCAGGGTCAGGGTTGCTGTTACCGTTAGGGTCAGTCCACCCAGAAGGTGGCCCTGTAGGTGAGTCGGCTGTGTTGCTTACATATCCAGCATTGGCTGGCGGACCCTCTCCCATATAGAAGGGGAACCACTGCCAGCCGCCTCCTGCATTGGCCCAATACCAGCCGATAGGGGAGTCATTACCAGTGTCAGTGCCATCAGTATCAGTATCAGTATCAGTATCAGTGTCACCACTTCCGTCAGTATTGCCTAGTGCCTCTGGAGAGTTCTCAATGTTCCACCTGAGATCGGCAAGGCTCATGGTGGTGGCACGGGCCAGCCAGTAGTTAAGGCCGTCCGCTCTAGGATCTCTGCCTAGAATCTCGTTGTAGAGCGCGTAGACATCAGCCTCAGTAAAGTTAGCGCCACCAGCGGGGTCTTCGTTACCCGTAGTGTTTTGGGTCTGCCCCAGCGCCTCTGGACTGTTCTCAATGTTGTAGCGCAACTCGTCCATGGTCATGGTGCCAGAGCGTTCCATCCAGTAACTCAGTCCCTCAGCTCCGGGCTGTCTGCCAAGGATCTCTTGGTACAGGTTTCTGACATCCTGCTCAGCAAAGTAGTTGTTATCTACTGTGTTAGTGCCAGCGGCATTAGCTTCAGGGGCAACAGAGCCGCCGCCAAAGTAGCTACTACCAAGACCCCTGTTAACCCATGTGGTGTACTCTGTAAGGGAGTTATCCTTCTGCAATGGGTGGAAGAACGTCCAGCCATACATGCCAAGGTTGGTCCAGTACTCAGGATTGGCCTCCCGGCCCTCAGCCTTTATATCTCTCAGGATCTGATCTACCTCAAGAGAATAGGGGGTAGGTACAAACTCACCTGACTCCACCGCTTCACGGTAGGGTCTAAATGACATTGGCCCTTCTGTGGTTGACATTGCTTAACTCCTATACACAGTCTGGATGGATGGGAGAGAACATTGGCACAGTGCAGTCAATCGTGACTGTATCCCCTGTACCCGTTGTGCTGGCCGCAATCACCTCACCGTCTAAAGTCAGCGAGTACGGCGATCCAAGCCCCTGCAAATATTCAATGATCCCACCCAGCGTTGTCTCTGATCCGTCATAAGTGACGGTAGAATCGTACATTGGGTTGTAGTGATACGCACCGTTAACTAAGAATCCGTCTTCTGACGCGTCATAGCTGGTATCTTGACTGTACGTTGTAGTGGTCGAAGTTGTCGTAGTCGTGTCTTCAGACGTTGAGTTGTCAACATAAGCCTGATCTTGAAGATCATAATACGAACCGCCCACCGACATTCCTGAATTTTCAACGCCAGCAACACCGAGGCCCGCCACTGCTTCCACAATGCGGGCATTAGTTGCTTGATCCCCCAGCATGATTTCTCTATTAGCGTCTTGGGCATTCTTGGTCACCGATGCGTTGATAGCGGCTACACCTAATCCGCTGACTAATGTTCCCACTGTGGGGGCTAATGCTTTGGTCCACTCCAGCGCATCATTAGACTGCTGTTGCAGGCCCATAATGGGAGCGTTCCCAGAAGCCGCTGTATCGCCCTTCACGCCAATAACCGCTAATGCCACTGCCACACTAGGGGCGTGTTCGGGGTTCGCCTTAGCTACCTCTGCTAAAGCCTCAACAAGTGCTACCTGCTGGGCAGAAGCGGCCTGCCTTTCCTGAAGCTGAGCTTCTCTCTGAACAGCAACCATGCGGATCTGGTCCGAAGCATGCTGAGCTTGTCGCTCGTTCCCTTTTGAGGTGGCACAGCCAGCTAAAATCAAGGCTGAGGCAGTCATAGCTATTAATCTCATACTCACTCTCCGGTGTAATCAGGTGGCACAGGCCAGTCTATTTCTTTAGGAAAGTCGGGCTGAGCAGGAAGGTCGCGGAGTGCTTGTCGATATACAAGCCACGCGTCCCTATCCACAGTCTCAACATCAGCGCAGAAGATATGATCGCTTGTTAATAGGAGCCAGTTTCTTTTGTCTCTCTCACCCGCCGCGTAGTTAGACAGGCGCTGTGCTTGCTCCTCTTCCGTCAGGTCGTAAACAACCCACGGGATGGTTTCTTGTGCAGGATCTGTAATATCGCCGGGGATCAAGTCTTGAGTCCACGGATCAATCACAGGCTCTTCCTCATACTGAGGATTAGGCTCAAAAGGGAGGTACAGCTCTGGCTCAACACTCAATGTCCCCTCTTCAGGGATAGTAAGTTGGGCAGGATGATCCGGTATTCTTTCCCAAGACCCAGCAATACGGCTGGCTATTGCCGATATCTGCTCAATCAGCTTCTCTTTATGAAAGTCTGGGAACTCAAACTGCTTTACCCACTTCTCATCCGGTCGGTCAGGGTGAGTGAACTCCACAGCAATCCACTCCTGCTGGGGGAGATACTCCAATACTTTGTATTTAACTTTCATCCTGATTCCTAGATTGCGTGAGAGAATTTAATGATGCCGTGACCGCCAGCTTTGCCGCCCTCTGGACCGCTACCGCCACTAACAGAGCCGCCACCGCCACCACCACCGCCCTGCTTAGAGCCAGCAGTAGCATTGCCTTGTCCGCCAACAGTCTTGCCGCCCTGACCACCACCGCCGTTACCGCCAGCGCCACCTGACCCAGATCCGACAGAAGCCCCGCCGCCACCAGCACCATAGACGCCAAAGGGGGAGTAGTTCTTGCCGCCACCACCAGCACCACCGAATCGCTGGGAGTCAGAGCCACCTGTTCTACCGCCACCGCCAGCACTGTTCATACCGCCACCGCCTGCGGCACCTCCTGAGTTTCCGTTACCGCCATTGTTGCCTTCCCAGCCAGTTCCGCCCGTGCCGATATTGGACGTTCCATATCGCCCGCCACCACCGCCGCCGTTACCACCCGCTTTTCCAACGTAGTTAGCGCCCTGACCGTGAGATCCACCGCCACCACCGCCGTTTACTGACACTGCGGCAATGCCGCTAGCGTTAATTGTGGTGTTGCCGCCATTGTTGCCCTGCGTCTTAGCCCCGCCTCCATTACCAGCCTTGCCGGGTTGACCGCAGTACGACTGTCCAGCCGCCGCATTACATCCCTTTGTGAAGACTCCGCCGCCACCTCCACCACCGCCAGAGATGGAGCCGTTGCTTTGATACTGGTGCGCTGGACCACCACCACCGCCTCCGCCACCAGCACCCACAAACATCGTTTGAATAACGTTGCTATAAGACCCAACAGCGGGCGAAGTGATATTCATACAACCCTGCGCGTTGGTGTTGGTAAGCGTCACTATCTTGTTGCCGCCGCTGGTTGTGAATGCCCCACCCGTTACAGTTGAGACAATGGGGGAAGCGGCAGACTTACCAAGGAAGTCAGTTAGCTTCAGGTTCCCACTCGTAGGAACGCCCGGAGCCGCACCAAGGTAGGCCCGCAGATTGTTGCCCTTATTAAACTCAGCCTTAACTTGAGACTGCCTAATAGGGACGCTTGATGGCAGTGCCATTACTTGTTTTCCTCAATCATGCGCCGCAAGTCCTTGATCTCCTCAATGAGATAAGCAATCAAGCCCATGTAAGAAACAGACAGCCCATCCTCACCCTCATGGACAAGGTGGGGGAGTACCTTCTGGACCTCCTGCGCGATAACACCACTAGCCTGCTCGCCAGTGTCTGCCCACTCAAACTCAACACCGCGCAAACTGTCGATATAGCCCAGTTGAGCAGTGACAATATTCTTCTTTTTGTTTGCGTCAGACGAAGCAATGAAGTCGGTAGCAGTAAGGTTTCCGCTGTAGGAGCCAGACATAAGGAAGGTGTTACCGGATTTTGATAGGCCATTACCTGCCGTGTTGGGTGTAGCGGCGGTTCCTGCTGGACCTTGCGGACCCTGCGGACCCGTTGGACCCGTACCACCCGCTGGTCCCTGCGGTCCTGTTGCTCCAGTACCACCGTTCGTACCGTTGGCACCATCATTGCCTTTTGGACCCTGCGGGCCTGTTCCGCCGTTGGCTCCGGTATCACCCTTCGGACCCTGCGGTCCCGCCACGGTTGAGTCCGCGCCAGTATTTCCTTTCTCACCCTGTGGGCCTTGTGCGCCTTCTGGCCCTGTTGGACCCGGAACCTGAGAGTCTTCTCCCTTCTCACCCTGCGGCCCCTGTGGTCCTACCCCGCCATCTGCACCACGCAAATCGGGGGTCTCAAAGCCAAGGCCATCGTCAGATAGGAATTTGATCTTGCCATCTGCGGCATCGTAGTAGCCGTCAGTCCAGCCTTTGCCATCAGTGCCTGCAATTCCCTGACCACCCCTTATGTCAGTGGTAGAGAATCCAAGGCCATCATCTGAGGTGAAAGTGACAAAGCCAGTGTTGGCATCATAGGTTCCACCTGTCCAGCCGGGGCCAGCAGGACCAGTAATGCTCTCACCGTCTATGCCATCTGTGCCGTCAGTGCCGTTAGTGCCTCTCAGGTCACCAGTGACAAAGCCAAGGCCGTCATCTGAGGTGAATGTAACGACTCCATTGGACGCATTGTATGCACCAGAGGTCCATCCCTTGCCGTCTACGCCG